ATTTTATTATCACCCAAATTAATAGCAGTATAATTGAATATAAATGTATTGTTATAAATAGTAGTTGATGTTGATGTTGATGAAGAATTGGATTTAAATATATTGTTATAACTAGCACGTTGCAATAATGTATCGTTGTGTGGTGTATCGTTGGGTGATGTATCGTTGGGTGATATATCGTCGATTGAAACAACCGGAACAGCTATTGTTATGGTTGTAATTTCATTTTCTATAGCAGGATTAGGTGTAAGTTCATCATTATTTATTTGTAATTTATAAGTATAAGTACCACTAATCAAATGTGTAACTTGATACGGACTCGATTTTACATCCGACTCTAGTATAGTATCTCCCTGCCATAATACAATGTTATTAGTACCCACATTAGTATCATTATAAGATAATTCAAATGTATTGCTATTAATAGTAGTTGATGATGAGGGAGAAGTAATTTCAACAGTAGGCACAAAAAGATATACCATGAGTTGGTCTGTAACAGGAAATGGAATATCATTATTGTTATATGTTTGTAGTGTAATAGTATAATTCTTTGCTTCCATATTAGTTATAACAGCAGAAGATGATGAAGATGATGAAGATGATGAAGATGATAGTGTTTTATCACTTTGAACCTCATTATTAACTAATACTTTAATATAAAAACCAGGATAAAAATTAGATGTAATATAACCGATTTCTATAGAATTGTTATAAATAATAGAATTGTTTAAGGGAGATTGTATTACGACCATTGGTAAATCTAAATCGGAACTAGAGGGACTAGAACTAGAATTTGGATTTGGATTAAATGGTCCTAATTGAGGCCATTTATTATTACCAGCCAAATAGGTGCGTCTAACCATATAATTCGTAAGAGGAACTGTTGGATAATTACTAATTTTTCTTAAAGGTCCAGGTGTATCATTTTGATTAGTAAGAGCCCAATTTTTAGCGACACCAGCGGGACATTCAAGTACGGTATTATTCTCTATTTTCAGATTGTGTGTATTTGGATTTGTATAAGTATCACTTTGAGTAGCAAATGATTGTCCTCGTTGCCTTCCAATACCTCTAGCGAGTCGTGAATATTGTTGTTTTTTGGAAAATCCAGCACTATTATTTTTATATTGAAAAATAGTTGCCTTACGTTTTTCACTTAAATCTTGTCTAGTCATAGGCTGAGTATTTAATGTAGCTCCATTTAAATCTACACAGTCCGTATGAGCCCTCGTCCATTCTACTGTTTCATTCGCAAGTTTAGGATTCCACTCACAACTATTTTTAAGATTATCATCAAGTACTATATATACAAAAATAGCACCTTCTCTACCAGCTCCACCAGAAGTAATATTATACGATACCTCTTGAGACCCTACGCCAGGTTGTCCTCCTCCTCCTCCTCCTCCTCCGTATGCAATACCATCTATTCCATCACCAAATGTGTTAGGACTGGGAGTGTTAGACACAGCATCTATTCCCAATGCTCCTCCTACACCATTACCTCCTCCTCCACCCTTGTAAGGACTGGGTGGAGGTAAATTCGTATCATGTGCATCTGCACCACCACCACCACCCCCCACGGGTATAAAAATATTAGGGTAGTTTTCAATGGAAATTGGAGTCGAATCAGTACCAGCTAATCCATTACCACTTGGGTCTGGGCCTATATTCTCAATCTTTACACCGTCTCCTCCATTACCACTAGTGCCACTAATAATGATGTCTAATCCTTGAATAGTTAATGTTCCTCCCAACCCTCCTTCATTTCCATTGAAATGTCCAGCACCAAAATTTCCTCCTCCGGCTAAAATATAGTCTGTGACTGAAAAATTAATCGATGAATCATCACCATTTACACCATTATTATTCCCGCTACCTACACCGCCTCCATTTCCAACTACATATGGGTAATTTATATTTGTCTCTGTTTTCAAATATATTTTTCCACAAGCTCCAGCACCCCCACCACCTCCAGATGGATATGCTGCTGGTGGAACTGCATAAGGGGCACTTCCATTATTATGTCCACCTCCACCTCCGCCTCCACCTCCACCAATTACTGTAAAATACGTGGTTAAATTTTGGTTAAAACTAATATTACCTGTTCCTAATAATCGAAAAGAAGCAACAAAAGCTTCCTCTATATAATCTGTAAATGTTCCACCACCACTAATTGTAAAATAATCACTAGCTGGCATATAATAATAATTGATATTATTGTTATTATATAAACAAATTTGTTATAGTAAATCCGAAAAATTAAGGGTTATAACCATCTCTATTACCCATAAAGAACCATCTTAACGATAGATATTTGGGAACACTATCTGTTAAGTTGTTTCCATTAGTCATTTCAAGATTAGGACCAGCATCAACTATTCTTTGAATTTGTGCGGTCCCTAAACCAGAGTTGAAATATCTCAAATCAGACATGTATCCAGAAAATCCACCATTCATAGCAACGTGTACATCACCGTAATTTTGCTTGGGGACTCCCTTCATAATTAAGCGTTTAGCAAGTTTGCCGTTAATATATGTATCTAATTGATGATTTTCAACTCTAATTTGGACACAAACCCATTTATTAATAGGAATATTATCAATAGTAACTCTTTCATTAATATTATTGAAAGTGTTCATAACTACTACTAAAGCATTTGTATTAGGGGCAATATATAATCCAGGGGCATTATTAGGTTCATTCATACCGATGGGTTCATTCGTATAATTAATATTATCATTGCCTTTGTGGAATACATGTTTGTATTGGCCTTGTTGATATACTAAATCATCAATGAACATCCATACAGAGTATGTAAATTCAACCCCGTTTTGTTCATTATCAGATCTCATAATAGTAACAGCATTACTATCAGCAGGGTCTTGGGGAATTATTTGCATAGTTTTGGCATCAACCATACCCTTAAATAAATAGGGTGACTTGTTATAAGAGAATACCCATGCTAAAAGTGAAGTAGCCATTCGAATACCAATTACAAAAACGACTAAAATTAATAATAGAAAAGCAACTTTAGCTACTAAACTATTTGATTCTAAAAATTCTTTAGTTCCAGAAACTGCTTTATTATTTTTAAAACTATCAAATGATCCAGCACCAGAGGAAATTGTTCCGAATTCTGACATATCTATATATTATACGTAAGAAATTTAGATATGAGTTTATATTTCAATACTTCCTTGCTGAGTTCCATCTTTTAAGAACTCGACTTTGACACTATATGGGAAGGAACCACCAAATCCCATACCACCATAGCCTTCTCTATAGATATTGTATGCTTGTTGGGGATTAAGAGCATCACCATAATAACGGATATTTGCAGTATATCCAGAGAATCCTCCTAGAGGTGTTACGTAAACGGGTGCGTTATTCGCAATTTTAGCTACACCTGGTAATACGCAAGTGCGAACTAATTTACCATCGATATAAACATCTAAAGTTCTTCCGTATAGACTGACAATTACATTGACCCATTTTTGAATAGGAATATTTGCTACACTACAAGTATGTGTAGAAGACTTGTCTGATTGAGCACTAGAGTAAACAGTGGTTTCTATCTTAATATTGTTTTCAATTGCTCCTAAAACAATAGAAGGGGAAGGATTTAAGTCAGAATCTAATCTTCCTAAAACAATCTTGGGTTCGCCATATCTATAGCTCCAGTCATCGACATATAACCAAGTAGAATAAGCAAAGTTAGAAGCGTTAGATTGTTCTAAATCTTCAGCATTAATTTTTGTGACCTTTTTTGCGTCTTTAAGACCGTCTATTTTACTGGAGTCTCCCATTAACCATCTAATAATAATAATAGCGAGTAATACTACAACAACACCAATTATAATACTTTTAACGTTTACCATCTTTAATATATTATATTGTTAGAAGTTTTCTAAATTACTGGTGGATTTAAAGATTTAACAGAATTATATAACCAATTAACCTTCCCACTATTTATGCTGTCATTATAATATAAAACATTACATATACCACCGTGTAAGCCATTATTTGATCCAGATATTATTTGTGTATTATCATTATATGGAATAATACCTGGATTTGTGGATACTAATTCATTATTAATAAATATATCCATACTTTGTCCATCATAATTAATAACAATATGATTCCATCTCTGCATTTTAAAGTCTTTAGATTCAAGAAGTATTTTTTGTTTATGTCCTTCAGTTTCTGTTATAATTTTGAGTTTATTTTTTAAAACATTGAATAGTATATTAGGTTTATTACCAATATTTAATAAAGAAGTGTATTCATCGTAGTTGGGATTTGTTTCGGGTGGAAAAGAGTCTAAATAAACCCATGATGAGACCGCATATTTATATTGGAATTTATCGTCTTTAAAATTGAGTTTTTGAAATGTTCCTAAATTTTTTTCATTAGTCAAATTAACTGGATCTTTAATAAGTTGTGATGCGTTATGAACCATTACCTTATCCATAAGCCATTTAAACAGAAAATATGATGCAATTAATAATAATTCAATAATAAAAATAATAATTATAGGTTTTGATGTAATTTGGTATTGAAATTTAAGATAATCTACAAAATTAAGGATTAGACACGGGAAATATGTTAGAACTTTTGTTATTAAACCAAACCATGATGGTTTAGTTTCCATCGGTTCTCCACCAGAAACACCAAAAAATTTCATAGCCAGTGCAACTAATCCAAAAAATATCAGTAAATTAATGCTGTACATAAAAATTGTGCTAAAATTAGAGAATTCTGATGATAAGTTAAAGATAAAATAAACTACTGCTATGATAATAAATAAAGACACGAACGACGTGAGTATTTTTCCAAAATAACTAAGTGTATTAACGTCAGACTCATTTTCATATAACTGCTTCCGCTTTTGATAAAACACGTAGCCCATTATGAGTAAAAATGCTCCCAACATGGAAATAAAAATACTTAGTCCAGAATTACTATTGTTGATAAGTTCATATGGATTTGTAGTAAATACAGTGCTCACTATGATAAAATAAATTAATAATGTTAGTAAAAATATAAATTCTGACTTATAAAGTAATATATAAAAACTAGAAATTTGGTAAATGTATAATAGTGTATTGATGAATTTTGAATAAATGTTTTTCCCGGATGCATCGTAAAGTGGTAGTGCCTTTTTTTCAGTAGAGTTAGTTTTATCAATTGGTGTTGGTATTTTTTTATTAGTATTCATTTAATAAATCGTTAGAAATAAATTAAAGATTTTCCATCGCTGTTTTTTTTCCATGACAATCTCTACATAAAGCTACTAAATTGTCTACATGGTTAGATCCACCGTGTTCTAATCTTATTTTATGATCTACTTCAAACCATCCTGGTAATTGTATTTTACAATGTCCACATTTCCAACTTTGTTGCGCTGCAACGAATTTCTTTTTTGTTTCACTTACACATCTTTTCGTGCCAGTTTTACCAGACTCCATAACTCTATTTACTTGATGTTGTTCATTAGATGTCATGAATGGTGTTTGGTTTGTAAAATCAGTAAATGGTGTAAATACATCTAATGATGATTTGGCAGTAGGCATATATTTAATAATATTTGTTGCTTGTTGAATAAGTGATTGAGATTCTCCTGGATTTTTCTTTATAAACAAATATATACTTAATCCGGCAAATGCAAAGCCAGCCATTTTAAAATATTTTTGCCATGATTGCAATAATTTAATATAATTTCCATCATGATAGGTATTTGCTATAAAAAATCCGGTTATTGCTAAAATTAAAACTTCTAGCTTCATATAATATTAATAAAGTTTTTTTTATAAACATTATATTTTGGTTATTTGTGTAATAATCTTAGTGACGTCAACTTCCATCGATTTCTTGGTT